ATTCTAATCTAGCATTTTTTTTATCTTTATCTTTCTCTTTATCTTTCTCTTTATCTTTCTCTTTATCTTTCTCTTTAAGGTTTTGTGGGTTAGGTTGGGTTTTTAATAAACCATTTGGGTTTTGTTGGTTATTTTGGGTTTTAGGTCTTCCACCTTTTTTTCCATTCTCTTTGTTTGCTTCAACTTTCTTTTGATAATTCTCATAAAGACAAAATAAGTTTGGTTCAATTCCTAACCATATACCTTCTAAAAGTTGGTCATCGAATTCGATTAACTCATTTTTTCTCCAATTGTTAATTGCCTTGAACAATTTCCCTGTTTGTTGCTCAGTTAGTCTTTCGGTAATATTCCAAATTGATTCATAAATCAGAAGATTACTCATTTTGATTTGTTTCATAATTAAAAAAAAATCCTCATATTTCACCGTTGCTCCTTACTTCAACGAGTACTCTACAAGGATTTTAATAATTTTTTAAATGTCCGTAATGTAAGGAGGGACTTAAATAAGTATAATCAATTTTACAAAAATTCTCAACTGAATATATTTAAAAAAAAAGTTATGGAACTATTCAAATGCAGAAAATGTGATGCTAAATACCCTAAGGAGTATTTTCACAATTGTAAAACAAAACCAAATGGTATACATGAAGTGTGTAAATTCTGTGCAAATGAGATTTCAGCAATGTATAGAAAAAGGAGGAAAGAAGAACAAAGACAAGTTGCTCATATTAAATTGACCTCTTCAACAAAAAAAGATTATTGCAAGATGTATGAGTTTTTGGAGTCAATTGGATATGACCTCAATTCCGATAAATCAATCCACGAGCAATTCTGTTTGAAATACGGACTTAAACCTATAAAGAGGGAGAAGAAGTCAAGGAATGTATATAACCCTCAGGATTGTCAAAAAAAGACCCCTACAAACAATCGTAGAGGTCTTAACGAATAAAAATAAAAAAAGGAAAACTTAAAACTTAACGGATAGTCCTGCTGAAGCTCCCATAACTTCTCCGAAATTCACATTGAGAATGACACCGATTGTTTTGGATAATTGTACATCATAACCACCTCTGAAAAATAATTTGGATTGATTTTCAATTCCTGATGTTTTGTAAACCTTATTTAATAGAACTCCCAAACCAAATCTCATATTTAATAACTCATCACTTTTTGCGATGTAAGTTGCTGATATGAGATGTGCAAAATTTCCTGCGGTATAAGAACTCGAATTGCCTGAGATGAAATTATAAAGGTCGTTTTCGGAATTGTTTAAATTCCAAGTATAACCATACTCAAGAGCAATTTTATCGTTTATATCAAGTCCCACATAACTGACAGGACTAAATGGTGTATTATAATCTTTATCAAGAATCGTAACGACACCAAAAGAAGAATGCATTCTAGTTGATTGCGAAAATGAGAGGATGGATGCACCCATTAAAAAAATACAAATGACTAATTTTTTCATGATTTTTGTGTTCAGTATCGCTGTCTCCCGTTTTGTTTATTGAATTGTAAAATTAGTATTATGAACCGATGAACCAAAATTCGTAACCCTCTGAGATTGTCTCAATGAATTCCACGACATACTCATTATACCCGTGACAAGGTGATGGAACATTATTTGTTTTCAATACACTATGTAGATAGGTTGTTCTCTCCATATCATTAACGAATTGTTTCTTAGTTCTAAAAGAAAATTGAGTTGGGTAATCGATGAATACTGTTGTCATAGTTTCTGTTTTAATTGTGAGATGCTAAGTTATATTATTTTCCTGATTCGAATCGCACTTCTTGTGCTATTTTTTTTGCTTCCTCTTTAGTGAAACCACCAATACGATTGTCCAATAACCAACCATATTTATCCCAAATACGGATGAAATAAGTGTCTCTGATGACCCCTTGACCAAAATTGTAATTTTTAACTTTCTTAATTGTGACTTTCATAGTTTATTTGTTTGAAGAACAAAGATACGCATTATTTGATTTCGTCCAAAACTAATTTTAGTTTTTTTGCGACATTCTCATAACCAATCATTTCAGGGTTTTTGTTGAGAATATCAACACAGGCGTTGTATAAGATTTTAACATCAGATACATAAAGATTTAGACCTACCATTTCATAGTTTGTTTCGGAGTCAAGTAAGATGTGTTTCATTATTCGTTTGTTTGAAGAACAAAGATAATCAGGTTGAAATTACCAGCCAAATATTTTTTTAAATTCTTTTCAGAGGAATAACTTTTGTTCCAACACAGATTTGTTTTAAACCCAATTTATCTCCCATTTGAGACGATACAGAAGATACGGAAGGGTTTTCCCACAACTCAAAGAGAACATCGACTGGTTGTATCTTAAAATTGTTCTTATTGTAAAATACCTCTTCGAAGTCTGCATTCATGTAACATAACTTACCATAGAGCTCAGGCTCCCAAATAACATATTCCACTGAACCATCAGGGAACTCAAGTGTGATTACTACCTTATAATTTTTCATGCTTATAACTTTCTAATTGTACATACTCCAAATGAGTTAAACCATCTCTTCTAACATATTGTCCTTCTTCATAAAGAGATAATCTTTCTCTTTGCATTGAGACAGATAATTCCTTTGTTAATTCTCTTTCTCTACGAGCTTTCAATAACTCGTTAATCCTTTGTTGTTCCGCTTTTGTAATTCCCTTTTTCATATAATATAGTTTTATTTTCCCCAAGCAATCTCAGCTTCCATTGCTGACTTTTCTTCAATGTATTGTTCAAATTGATAATCCAAATCGAGAGCATCAAGTTCGTCCTCAAACAATAAATCGAATTCTTCTGATGTTAAATAATCTCTTGTTTTCATATCAAAAATATAGGGGTATAGTCCCGTATAGTCAATAGAAATTAGCAAAAAAAAATCAGGTACTCGGGGGTCGTGAGTACCTGACTTAATCAATTGTATATTGCTTAGACAGGGAAAAATACTGAATGGGATGCAGAATAATTAAAGAATAATTAAAAACCCTGTCTTGAATATAAATATATTAAAGTTGTGAAATAACTCAATACTTCCAACTCATAAAATCAAACATTTGAGACATTTCTGTATCAGTGAGTTTCTTGTTAAACTCAATAGCTGCGGCCATCAAATTATTACCTGTACTTCCACCAGTCACATATGCGATGTAGTAACTCATTGCAGCATTATTGATTGTTCTAATGACTCTTGATGCATTACTTCCACTAGCAACCAAATTACCATTCAACCATACCTCTGCAGTGTTTCCTAATGTTGCGTCTTGATAAGAACGGAAACCTAAAACATCCCATCCACCGTAAGTATAAGGTGCATAGTTTACTTGAACCGCACTCGTACTTCCTGTTGATGATTGATTATTACGAATTGCATCAGTACCAGCTTGATAAGTTTTCTGATTTCTAACCGTTGTTCCATCAAATACTGTAATCAAATCTGTGTTTGCATCCGCATTAATTTTAACTAATAAGAAAGAAGTACTTGCACTGAACGCTGTTGTAAGACCTGTTGATGAAAGTCCTTCGCCAGTCATCACAATAGCACCCTTCCCTGTATCATATCCATTTGGAGAATATAAAACATTCGGTTCTGCACCATCATAGTAATTAAAATTGAATTGAGAGTTAATATTATTTTTAGCTTGAAGTACATAATCAGTTGAAGCACTAAACACTAAATTTGAACTATCTGTGAAATCAACATAATAAACAGCTCCCAAACTCTGTGGTGTAACATTACCAGGTGTTCCGCTCGGTGTCATAGTCGGTGTTACATTAGGAGGAGTTGAACTCGGAGTAGGAGTAGGTGTTGGTTGTGCTGTAACCGATGGTGTTGGAGTTTGTGAAGGGGATGGTAATGCTTCATTTTTAAGAGTGATACTTACACTACTATTTGAATAAAGAACAGGTGTGTTGATTGTAGCCCAACCTGAACTTGCATCAACAGAATTTAATAGTGTTGTACCTGAATAAAGTTCAATCTGACACGCACCTTGTTCAATAAACAAAGAAATTTGTCCTTGCTCAGAACCAAAAAAGGTATAAAAGTTATTGATGATTGTTGTGTTTGTTGCAGTCAAACTATCTCCTGAATACAGGGGGAGAGAACCTGATGTAATCGTGAATGTTGCTTCACCATCAGGAATTCCTGATATTCTCGTGATTACAGCTTGAGAATTATTTGTAAGTGTAAAACCCATAGTTAATTATTTTACCATTCTGTTTTTGCAGAACTCAATAGATTTATTTTTTGGAAAACCAGCCATTACATGATTTTCAATGCATTTCATTGCTGCTTCAGAAAATTCAACAGGTTCAATGAGCAACTCATCATCTGATAAATTAATGGATTGGCCAGCACCAAGTGCCGGTGAACCAATCTTTGTTGAACATCTAGCATAGGCTTCTTGATAGTTGAGACCTCTTGATTTATTCTCAGCGATACACTCACCGAGAACTGTATCCTCAGGAACCTCACTCATCTCAATCTTATTCCACCATTTATAATATTCGTTAAATGAACTAAGACAAAAAGCTGACCTTTCTTTGAGTGAAACAAATTGTGTTCTAATCTTCGAATTGGAAGAACATCTTTTAAGATACATTCCTCTATTCTCATTTTTCTTTGGAGTTAATACAAACAATTCCTCTTGTTTCATCTTTTGTTCTGCTTTGTCAGAATATGATTTACACACAGCATATCTTTGTGATGTATCAGGAAATTCACCTTTAATTTCACTCATACAACGGCTTATGAATGCCTTTTCTGTTTCGTCCTTTTTTCTTGGTTTAGGCATATGATTGTTTTTTTCTTCTATTGTTTGCTTGGTCTTTTGCGGAAGACCATTTAACATTGTTTAATTCATAGTGACCATTATTATCTATTCTATCTAAAGTCATTCCTTCAGGTCTGAAACCAACATCTTTTAAAAAACTTTCGAAGGAATTCAACCACTCTTCACAAATTTTTATTCCTCTACCGCCATAATTTTTGAATCCTTTAGAATTTTTATCAAGACATCTCCTTCTCATTGCAAGCCAAGAATTATATGTTTTGGAACTAGAAAGACCATGTTTTGTGTTCAATTTTTTAGATTTCAATGAAGTAAATTCTTTTCTATAACAACCACAACTTGTGGTTTTTTTTTGATTTAAATCATTCAAATTCACAATTTTTTCTTTTCCACAATCACAAATACACAACATTCTTCTGTGTTTAATTTTTCCATAAAATATCGGTTCAACTTCTGATTTAACTTCTAATCTAGCGTATTTTCTTTTAATTTGCATAATCAAATATATAAAAATTTTTAGATGTTAGATTTTAATATTTTGTTTTCTTTATGAAGCTCCTCAATTCTACTCTCCAAGTGTTCAATCTTCGTGTTAAGTCTTTGTATTTCTACTTTAAGAGATTCAATAATATCTTTATAAATCTCCATCGAATGTGTTAATCCTTCCAATATAACATTGTCAGTTTCTGCACTCTGTTTTCTTCTACTAAATATCCAAGTAACAGAACCAGTAAGAATATTTGATATGAATAAAGTAATTATTTCTGTCATTTTAATTTAATTAATATAAGCCACAACAACTCGATAAAGTTGGGTCAGCGTACCATTGTAGACCTAGGGTCTGCATCATATAACCCGGAGTGTTTGTCCAAGACCCGTTCGGAATTACAACTCCACTGAAATATTGTTTTCCCAAATGAGGAAATAGACCTTGATTTGAAGTATAATTGAAACAGAGAGGGTATAAATTGGAATTGAATATAATCTCTTGTATCATTCTTTCCTCAAAAAATTGTCCTCTATCATCAGCTCTTTTCTGCATATAATTCATCTCATTTATGGTTACTGTATTTGGAACACCGCTTTGTATTCCATTGTTCTTGATACGCATAAAAATTGATGGTAATGCTTCAGCATAAGCCCACCAAATAAGAGCTGGTTGAACGAAGTATAACAGAAAATTGTAATCAGTAGTATTACCCGATATTGTGTTGTTGGAAACTTGATTCAATAATGAACGATAGAAGGGGGCACCAATTATATATTCTAACTTTGTTTGCTGAACAACTCCAACAAATGGTAATAGAATGGAAGCACTAACATTGGGGTCAATGTCAGTGAAATTTTTAAGTTTGTTCTCACTTAACAGAAGGACATTCTGAGGGACAATACCAGGTGATGACATATTATTGGTTATTTGTTTCGTTTATTGATTCGTCTTTTTGAACCCCAACATCTTCTACCTTTTCTTCTTCTATTCTTGTGATTGGTTTTTCATCAGGGATTGTAACCATTTGGAATTGTTCAATCTCAAATTTCACTGGTTCTTTATCTCTTAATAATAAAATCTTCTCGAATACAACTTTGATTTCTGTTTGAATAGGTTTGATTACAAGATTTTGAAAATGGTCTTGTGCTTCAAGGTGGTCACTAGTCCCTAATTTTCCCGGAGTCAGGATTCCCAAAAGTTCGGGGGAGGAGACTTGGTGGGATACTAAAATCGCATTTTGTACTGCATCACCCATTTCAAGAAATTGTTTATCACTTGAATTAGGTTGAATTTGTTCTACGATTGGGGCTTGGTCTTTATTATCACTGAATGTTAAAAAGAGCTTGCCCGCGTTGTTGGAACCACCCATTTTGTTGGACAAATTTTGATATATCGCTTCACGCTCTTCAGGACCAGGAACTGGTGATAAAGAAACAAATAAAGATGGTTGTAATCCATTACAAATGTTATTATACCACCAATTATAGATTTCTATTTCTGTGGCAATTGCTGTAGCTCCACCCCAATAAGATGGTGTTCCATAGTAGTTATTTCCTGCTGAGTGAGTTGTATAATAAAATACTTGAGATGGTTCATCTGCATTTGGGTCAAATGCCTGAAGTTTTCTTGGTTCAAATCCTGGTCTTTTATAAGCTGACCAATCTACACAATAGTAATAATGATGAACCTTGTCATACAAATCAGATTTAGCTGCTCTGATTTTTGAGAAATCTATATAAAAAATTTCAAAACCTAAATCTCTATTTTTTCTCCAAACAATATTGAGAGCAAAACCACCATATAAAATAAAATCTAAAGTAGATTTATTCCATATGTCATAGAGTGTATCTCCAAGAGAATTAACCATAATAAGTTTATTCTCTTTTCCTACTTCTGCAATCAAACTTTCTCCTCTTACACCAAACCATTTTGATTGAATACAGGCTCTATGTGTAGGAGATGTATTGTATAATCTAATTAATTCTTGAGGTGCAAGATTTGAAATACCATACCATACCCACGGCGTTCTAGTATTAATTAATAAATTTTCTTCAATGATTGGTACACGAGCTGGTATTCCAAATTCGAACACTTTGAGAGTATCATTGGTAATTTTTTTATCAGGCGTAATGTTTTCGCTCATACTAATAAATATATTTTTTTATATGAATAATCAATTATGGTGAAGGAGGGTTTAATTCATCAGGAGCAAAAATATAATTGGAATTTTCCTCATCAGGAGAAATAAATATATCAAAATTAGATTCACTGGTCATAGCACTACTTACATAAACGGTTGCTAAACCATTCTCAACTTGATTATAAGAGAGCAATGGATTTAAGTTTCCACTACCAGCTTGTTGTTCGTAAATACCATAGGTATAAGTCCCTTCATATGGGAACATAACTTGTCCAACACCTGTTCCTTCAACAAATTCAAATTCATCATATCTCGACTTATGAGAAGAAATATCCGTTGGGATAAATCTTACTTTCTCTTTAGTGAAGGTATGAGTAAATGAAAATAGATATTCAGGGTTGGAGAGTTCTGAATTTTGTGAAACTGTAACAACAAGAGTATTCCTCTGTCCCGCTTTTATTATTAACATCTCTATTAAATATAATAAAATAGTGAGGAGATATAAATTCTCCCCACCATTTTAGAAAAGATTATTGTACAGTTATACCTGCAACAACTGAAGTCAAAGGACCACTCAACTCGTTC